GTGCTAGTGCGGTTGTCAGCCGCCATCTCCACTCTTTCCACTCTCGGACCCTGACACACAAAACATTGAATATTTCTGTGTGGCTAGGACTCCAAGTGGGCTAGTGAGATGCCTTGACAGTTGTTGCTTCGAGGAAGTGACTTCTTTTCAAATCAGTGGGTTTCTCCACCTCCATTGGTTTATTCTCTCTCTTTCACATGTCTCGTTCAGTTTCCTTACCGTATTTTTCAATACATTTCAGGTGAGCTTCTCGAACCCGAAACTTAGATCATCTCTGACCCAGGTCTAAACATGTTACTCCAGATGTCAAGAACCGTATCGATACATTACCGTATGTACCGTATCGGCTCAATTTCCAACAGGGTGTCCACTTCTTCTCAGGATTACCTTAACTCCAATTCTTCCAATTCTGTAAACAGATGATGAAACAATCCGTACCCTTTCGGTAGGTACGTAAGTCGGGGATGCCGATCTGAATGAACTTTCACTTTCCGATCCTCGAAACAACAACACATCAGATGTATCCGTCTCGCACGGTGCTCAGTTTATGCTCCTGAACTAGAGCCGCGTTCCTCTCCTAATAATCACCACCTCTCTCTCTCTCTCTCCTCTTCTCTTCTCGATCTCGATCGTCTGTCATCCGTGAGGACGACGTCGTCGACGATGACGTTACCATACTCCGACTCCGCATGGCAGCAATTCGCTGCCGGGCCACAGTCGGCGGTATCCTGACCGCGATACAACGTTGGACGGGCGGACCAGCTTTCTTAGCTGGGTGCCAGACCAGGGTCTCGCTGGGATCAAGGATCGCCGCAAACAGTGGTGCTACAGTGAGGACGACGTTCGTGAACGCCGCCATCCCTTGTAGTGCAGATGTGAAGTTGGTGTAGAGTCTTTGGAAGGACTCCGTCACTTCCACCAGGAAGTTGTTCGCCGATGAAAAGTTGTCCACAGAGAGTTGTACACCGCCACTCGCGTTGCTGACAGCACCCCACCCAACGGTGGTAAGTGTGTCGTCAATGAGGTCGGTCTGTACTTTGCCAGGGGCATAGGCGCCGGCTTTCAGTGCAAGATTGTACGAGCCGATCCGGTTGAACTGTAAAAAGTTCTGACCCACCTGAATTGGTAGGTCACCGAATCGTTCAGCACCCGCGAAGGGTGCGTAGTCTACAGTACTTTGCGACTTGAGCACGAACGACTCTGCCTCGGCGTTCTCGTCGATGTGGGCAGCGGGGTTGATGAGATCGACTTCGTAATCTACGAACATGTAGCCCAAATCTCCAGGGGAATTCGTCACTGTGGTAGTTGTACCATAGAGGAAGTTCCCGAGATCGTAAAGCTTCACATCAGTGTCTGCCACCGAACCACTTCGGATATAACGCACCTCAGCGAGGGCGCTAGACTGTGTATTGATATCACAGCCCATCCAAGTGTTCACGGCGCAGGCGTTCTGGAAAGAAAGCATTGCAGGGATACTCGTCGGAAGATCGTCAGACGCATCAGGATCCACGGCCAAGGCCACGGTTCCGGAAGTGATGGTCGACACGGCAGGCACGTAGCGAAATCGGAGTCTCCTGAATCGGTACTTCTCGAAATTGACTGCAACATTGTGCAGCCACGGGAAAAGAAAGCCGAGACCAGGATTGATACTCGCGACATATATCGCAAACGGCGTAGCCGACGAAGAGAATGTCTGGAACATCTCGGAATGTTTCACCGAGACGGACCCATTAGACTTGAGGTTTGAGAAAACCGCTTGAGTGGTATGGGATTTGGTTCCTCGAGCCGCCGGAGCGAGTCGAGTCAGGGAAGACGACGTTGCGGAGGTCGTCTTGGAGGACTTCTTGCCTTTCGACAAGGTGTTCTGACGTTTCATAGTCAGGGACGGGGATAGTATCGGATATACTATTGGCTCGTCACGGGATACTCTGAGCCATGAGGACTGTACATTGCTAAGCAGAAGTCGAACAAGTTCGACCACTCTAGCCGTGCAGTCTCTCGGCGTTTAACGATTCTCATCGAATTTAGCACGGAACTATTAAGCGCGAATGTGCGCACCGTTTTGGCTAGTTAACAGAGCAACCCCGTTCATCTCACTGCTACAACCGAGGCTCAGCGCGCAGCTCATAGAACAGAGTTCGTAGATCATGGATCAACTTATCTGCTTCATAGAGCGCACGTTCGCCTGGGAACCTGTGTGAGATGGCTCGTACCCTCAAGAGAGGGGGACAGTTTGGTAGGCCGTAGGCAACGAAACGAGCGTTCCACAACGCTTGAATTTGACCGACGGTGAGAGACTTGATCTCATGACGGCGACCTTTCGTGTGTTTCAAAACACTCCGAATCTGGTCAAAGAGGGTGACACGTTTCTTGATCTGCTCCTGATTCAACAAGACTGGGTCTGTTGAAGCTCGTGCAATCAGTGAGAGGCGTATCAGCCATCCGTCATCAAGCTCTTCCCTTGCTTCTTCCTGCAGTGGCCCTTCTGAGGGGACCAGCTTCCAGTTTGCAACGGCGCCAGGTAGTTTACCGACGAGTCTGACAGTGGACTTGGTCGCGCCAGCCGCATACAATCGCAATTTTGGATCGTTCACGAACATGGCAGCAACCCGTCTCTGCTGTCGAGTAACTCGGAGCGAGGAAGGAGGTTCGGCCGACAAGCCGTATCCACCCGCGCAGACAGGAAGGTACCAATTTGGTTTAAACCCTCCCTTGAACTCCTTGTCAAAACGACCGAAGATCGCTGGGACCGCAGCTGCGGACCAAGGGCAGAGTCTGATCATTTCAGAAATGTCGCGACCCAACTCAGTTGGAGTCGCTTCAGACTTCCCGCCTTTTAGCGATTCGACGGTCATGAACTTGAGATTCAAGTATCCGACGCGCACCATCTTCCGATTCTTCAGCACAAATGTCTGCGAGTTGATTTGACAGAAATGTTTGCAAAGATAATTCTTGCCCACACTCTTTGTGAAACCGACTTCAGACGCGTTCGTGTAGAACATATCGAAGAATTCCCGGTCTGCCTTGAAGAGAATGTCGTCACCATTGACGATGACTGCTCTTCGGAGGCGTCCGCGGAACTTATTGGTGCTTCCTTTAGCATCGCAGTATTGCTCAACCGTGTGGCGATAGATCGCGAGATTTATCACACACAACAACGGGAACGACAGCGGATGCCCCATCAGCTGCCCTTCTGCGAAAACTACCGGCTCTGAACCTTTGGGGTACGTGAGCCGTCCGGGACCGAAAGACGCAATTGCAAGCTTACCATTTCGTGTTGCCACGAGTGGTTCGATAGCGGCTAGAGTAGCCTCTCTCTTGAGCGTGTCAGTTGCGGCCTTCCAGTCTCCCGAACAGAAAAGTTCGAACTCCGGGACGAGAGAGTTAATCTCGTTCACCTTTTCAGTCAGATCTTGACCCTTCATGGTCGACTCCTTCCTTTTCTTCCAGGCCGATAGCATACGACCCTGTATAGGCTGCAGTGCAGCATACAGGTATGCATCGCCCTTCGAGATAATCCTAAACTTTCCAGGTTCAGGAATAGCAACAACACAAACATCATTGCAAGAAGGTGTCCCTTGATCAGTCATCTGATTCATTCGATTGATCGCCACGTTTTCAGCGTACTCATATTCTTCCTTCCTCCAATTTTCGAATTCGGAGTTGAGGTCGAAGAGACGGCCGATTGGTGACGCATCAGTCAGTGGTGGAATTCCCATACTCATGAAGCAACTCAGCGCCCCACCGTCAAGGTAGGAGGCTTGAAGAGAAGCAGACGAGCTAGGAAAGAATTTTGTACCATCTAGTGGCCGATCCAGTAGGTCGCCGAATACGAGAGACGAAACATTATAGATTCGTGTTTTCATATCCGCGCTGACCGGAGTAGGCACTCGAGTGAGGAGGAGACGGTGATCCAAGATCGCCTTCCTCTTCCTTCCCTTCGATAAGGGGCCCCAGAGCTTTCGTGATCCTTTCTGAAGAGAATAGAAGAACGAAATATCGTATTGAGCCCGCTTCCGCAGGAGGTACAACTTCCACCATCCAACAAACAAATTATGGGTGATGTACGTCGGACGAACAGGAGGTTCGTCGATAGACCCGTTGGCCCGCCACATGTGATAATCGGTCCAGTACTTGATGAAGTCCTGGTCGTGAGTCATGTCGTCAGTTTCTCCCTCGAGACGTAGGTCTGAGTAGTATTCTGTAACGACAAGCATATGGCGCGTCGACGTGATCATTCGATCGAAGTTTTTGCGAGGGATCTGATCGAGTTTTCGAACAGACCGTGCAAGGAAGACCCACGTGAGTGAGCCTACCAATGTGCGAGTTGAGCTTTTGAAGCTCTTTCCCACCGATGCAAGATCGATGAGTCGGACCACGAGTGGTTCGACGTTTTTCAACATCGCCCCAGACATGGTAGCACCTGATGTAGTGCCAGCACGACTGTGTTGGTGCTGCTCATTTGCAGCCGAATCCATAGCTTCTTCTTGGATTCGAGTATACGTAGTTTCGGTTTAAC